ATTCCAACAGATAGTATTACACGGCAAACCTACTGCTAAGCTTAAAGTAGAGAAAAGAATGAAAGAGGGTGGGGATAAACATGTTGGTGAATGGTGTCTAAAATTAATACAAGAGATTGCAATAATTGATAATTAGAGGTATAATATATACATGAACAGTTATATCGAAGCGAAGAAGAGTTGGCAGTTTGTGTTCAAATTTGCAAGAGACTGCCAGCGAATGGAGACTGGTTGGAACCTGTTTATGATTGGGTTCATCAAGCTTAATGATATTCCGCCCGAAGGCTCGATTGTTACCAGGGAATTTTATAGCGGTTTTTTATTGAGACTTAGAATTTGGCTCCCGATTGAGAGGGCTTAATCTTATCCCCCATCCTGTTAAGGGTGGTCACAAATACGTGTCGGCAATCGTTTGGGATCCTATCAGTCTTTGACTGGTGGGGAATAAGATTAACGTATGAGAAAAAAGTCTATTAAATACCAGGTAGATTATACTCTTGGAAAGAGCATTAAGGTCAGGAGTCAGATTGTGTTAGCAAAATCCCCCAAATTAGCAGAAGAACTGCTGATGAGTCTTTATAAGGACGCGACCATAGACAAGGTCGCTGAGGTAAGAGAAGAATCATGATTATTTATTTAAAAGATTATTTTAACCTACCCAATGCTAATAACACTGGGTTTTTGCGCATCTATGGAGCAAACTGAACTTACACCAGAAGAGCATGCGGCTCTTGAAAAGGATTTACAGGCGGTATTAAAAAAACATAACGCAGGGATGGCAACTCGATCAGTAATAGAATTGTTTAAAATAAATGAACATGCAGAACCACCCAAAAAAGAATTCCAAGCTAACTAAGAAACAACAAGGCTTCGTGAACGATTATGTAGAAGACGAGAATGGAACCAGGGCTGCATTAAAGAATTATAATATAGGAGGAAAGGGCGGAAGCGGAAACATTAACACCGCCGCAACCATAGCCAAGGAGAACCTCACGAAACCGCAGATAATGCAAGCCATAGAGGTTAGGCAAAAATCATTGAGAGAGGCACTCGGAGACGAAGGAGTTACACCAGAGAAAATTGCCGAGAAAGTCAACGTATTGCTAGAGGCAAAACAAGGAAAGAAGCCGGATACGAATGCGATTGATAAGGGACTTAAGCACGCCACCAATATTTATGGCGTAGAGGATGCACAGGCTCCATCAAAGAATAATACGTATAACTTTATCTTCAACCCAAGTACACAGGAAGAAATCCGTGAACTTGAGGACAAGATTAAAGACAAACTAAAAAATGCTCAACCGAATTAAACGGATTGTAAAGTTAAGCAAAAAAGATCCAGCCAGCCTGGATGTATTAACTGATGAGCAGATAAACGATTTACCAGATGCCGACTCTAAAGCGGCATTTTTGGGTTCTGGAACAGAGAAAGAATACAAAGAACAACAGAATAAAGATAAATTCGGGGTTAAGAATCTTTTTGGACTATGAATCAGGCAATACCAGCAGTAGAACAGCATTATCATATTCAGGATTTGATCGACAAACAAACCAAGCGCAGCGAAGACAGGGAATATCACCGAGAGAGAGTTAAGAGAATAGAGGAGAGAGACCAAGTGCTGAGGGATAGCAAATCTCACGTTCTTACAGATTTCTGGTGTGACAAATGCAAAGAGGATTTTAAATCGACGGCCTACCGACAGGTTGAGGTTGATTGGACTAATTCAGCGCAGAGGATCGCATTCTATAAAACCAAATGCTGGAATGGGCATTGGTGTATACGACAGATAACAGATAAACATAAAGACGCATTTTATACTAAATCGAAGCTGGTGAGACTTGACCAAGGCAACCATTACGCCGACACGGTTCAGCCTTACGAGACGGGATTTAACTTATTATATGGCAAAAAAGACTATGCAAATATCAAATAAGTATGTGGTTGTAGAGAAGCTGGAGGAGGAGGACAAGGAGGGGTTCAAGGTCGCTGACGTGCAGGATGACTTTGTTTATAAGGGTAGGGTGCTGTTTCTTCCCGACGAACAAGTGCACGTATCTAATGAGCCGCTGATAGTCAAGGATGTGGTTTTGTTCGCCAAGTATAGCCCCGACACTCACGAGATTGAGCTAGAGGGCAAGAAGGTAAAGTTTGTATTAATTGATGATATATTAGCTATTTTATAATCATAATAATAAATAATTACATGAACAAGGAAAACATAAAAGACGGGTTAGCGGCGATTATTATTCTTTGGATGGCTTTTTTGTTGATAAGCGGGATTGGTTACACGTTCTCCTCCCCCTTCGGTAGTGGAGATCCGTTTTTTCGTCCAACATTAATGCTGGGGTCTTTGGTTGCGCTTATTCACCTAGTTGCCGCTGCATGGGCTTTCGATAAACTCAGTTAAAATAACAACATGAATAAACAAATATCATATAAACACGACGCTAGGATGAAGATTAAGGCCGGAATAGACAAGGCTGCTGAAGCGGTTAAGCCGACATTGGGGGTTATAGGACTTACTGCGATGATTGAGTTTCCCGGATTAGAACCCATAGAGTGCGATGATGGGGTTACTATCCTGAAGAATCTTGAGTTTGCGGATAAATACGAGAACTTGGGGCTTTCTAAGATAAGAACCGCGTCGGTTAGAACCAGCACAGAGGGTGGAGACGGGACTGCTACGACAGCCGTGCTTACTGACGAGCTTATAAACGCTGCATTTAAAGAGATTTCTAACGACAGCTCCAAGATCAGAGAGGTCAGAGAACGATTACAGGGTGGGTTAGAGGAGATTATGGGACAATTAGGACAAGTGAAGCGTGATGTCACCAAAGAAGAGGTAGAGAAGATTGCTCGCATCTCTTCATTAGACGAAGAAGTAGCTAAGCTTATCGCTGAGATTATAGAAGAAGTGGGTGTTAACGGGGTTGTGACAGTCGAGAAAGGTGCTCAGCTTGGCTATTCTAAAGAAATCGTTAAGGGTGTTCGCTTTGATAGCGGGCTTATATCGCCTTATTTTATAAACGAACCAGAGACCAACAGCACGGTGTTAAATGATCCGCATATTATATTGATTGATCGGGTTGTTTCTACGAATGAACAGATACTCGGATTGATAAACTCGATAGGAACTGGAAGCGACATACTCATTATTGCAGATGATGTACAGTCGGTTGCACTCGGAACGCTGGCACAGAATGCCGCAAACAAGATAGCCAACATAGCGTGTGTTAAGAATCCGTATTCTGCTTCGAGAGCGAGAGAGTTTTTAACTGATATATCGTGTTTAACGGGGGCTACTGTATTAAGCGAGGAGAAAGGAATGAAGCTTGATGAAGCAACAAAAGAGGTGTGTGGACGAGCTGAGAAGGTTGTTGTTACCAGAGACAACACCACTTTAATAGGTGGAAAAGAGTCTGAGGCACTAAAACACAGGATTAAGAATATAACCCACGAGATTAAAGAGACCACCAGCGAGTACGATAAAGAAATATTAAAGGACCGATTGGCTCAGTTGACTGGTGGAATAGGGGTTATTAGAGTGGGCAGCTACACTGACAATGAATTTAACGCAAAGAAATATAAGTTCGTTAATGCTATAAACGCAACCCAGGCTTCTTTACAGGAAGGGATTGTCCCAGGTGGTGGAGTTGCGTTGGCTAAGATAAGCATAGAAGACCCATTGTTTGATGACTTTTTGGTAGCACCGTTGAAACAGATGGCTATAAACGCAGGGATGGATTTTTATAAGGTTGTTAATGACGTGCGGGAAGGAAAGGAAGGGTGGGGATATGACTTCAGAAGCAAAGACATGGTTAATATGATTGGCTCTGGGATTATTGATCCATTTAAGGTAACCAGATTGGCGGTTGAGAGTGCAGTGGCAGTTGCTTCTTCGCTTTGTGCTATTGACGTGGCCATTGTAAACGAAGATGAAACAGAAGAATAAACAGTATTATTCGATACTTCAGTGGATCACCGAGACCGGTATTGTAGACGAAAAGGGTGATCCCTTTAGTTTTTATGATAGACCATGGCTGTTGGATATATTATGTGACTGGAACCCGAAGATTGTTTTAACGGCGTGCGCACAGGTGGGGAAAAGCGTTACGTTCTCGGTTAAATCTCTGTTCGCATTAAAACATCTTCATTTCAATATAATATACACAATGGCCTCGGATTCTGATGTTAATGAGTTTGTTTCTTCTAAGTTCAACAAGATAGTGGACGCAAATAAACATGAGTTCCTTGGGATGCCTACCGATAATGTCGGCTTAAAGGAGCTAAATAATAGGTTTCTCTTCTTTAAGGGTACGATTGGAAAAACTTCTGCTATCTCTACTACCGCTGATTTGTTGGTACATGACGAGATCTCACGATCAGACCAGTTAGCCATCGAGACGTATAAATCAAGAACGAAGGCCAGTAAATACAAAGGACGATGGTTGTTCTCTAATCCTGGCGCAGAGAGAGATGAACTCGATCTACAGTGGCAGGTGTCGGATCAGAAGGAATGGATAATTACTTGCCCGAATTGTAAGGACGAGCACGAGCTAACATTCCCTGATTCTATAGACATGGAGAAGCTGTGCTATATCTGCAAGGCTTGTAAGGAGCCTATCTCTGATGACGTAAGACGCGGTGGTGAGTGGGTTGCTCAACAGCCAGGAAGCAAGGTTAGTGGCTACCATATCTCGCATTTGATGTGTTGTTGGATTAGCGCAGAAGAAGTGGTGGAGGACTCTAAGGGCGATCCAGCGTATTTCAATAACTTTGTTCTTGGTAAAGCATATAGTCCTGGTGATTTATCTATATCTAAAACAACGATATTGGACCTATGGACTCCGAAAGACCTGAACGTTGGCGAAATATACTTGGGGGTTGATGTCGGGAACATAAAGTATTTTGTAGTGAGGAGCCGTAAGGGGTTGTTGAAGGTTGGGAGATTCTCTGCTTGGAGTGAGCTGGACGATATTATCAGAGTATGGAAGCCAACAGCAGGGGTTATTGATGCGATGCCAGACAATACAGCGGCAAAGCATTACGTGGATGCGTATCCATTTATGCAGATGAGTTACTTCATGGAGAACTCTAATAACCCGCAGATAATCTTATGGTGGGGTGAGAATGACAAGAAGGGGATAGTATATTCACACAGAGATCGTATCCTAGACAGGATGTTTACTGATATGATTGAGGCAGAGTGGCTGATAGGGGTTGAGACTGATGATATGTTTAGACTTTATATAAAGCATTACGAGACGATGCGGCGCGCTAAGATCGTTAACAATAAAGGCATTGAGCGCTACGTATGGGACTCTACTACCGGAGAAGATCATTTTGTATTCGCTGATTTGTACTCTTACCTCGCAATGAAGGGCGGCGGGGATGGAGAGTTCTACAAACCAGAAACTCAAGATGATATTCCGAGCGTATTGGGGGCTGATAATGTATATGACGTATCCCAGCAGTTTAAACAAAGCAACTATGAGTAATAAAACGGCGGTATATCTTAGCGAAGAAGAAGCAAAAGAGTTTATTGAGTTCTGTAAATATAAATCAGAACTCTTGAGTAACGAGATTATATGGAAGGATCTGAAAGTCTTTTGTGAAGATCTTTCATACGGGGGATTTAACCTCGTTGTTAAGGACGGTTTGCCATTTAAGGCTACTCATCCTATTAAAACAATTATATTTGGGATAGAGTAATTTGTACTTGAAGATAAATCATGATATACTAGAGTAAATATTATAAGACTTAGGGGAAAAACCCATGAGTTATTGTTATACACACCTTTTTTGGTGTGTGGCGATAGCTCGTTTTTTTATGAAAATAAATATTCAAGAACTCAATGACACTCAAAAAAAGGCGCTGATTGAAAATAGATGGAAGTCTTCTGATGAGGTCTGGGAAACAGTAGACAAGGTCTATACTCACAATACCGCCGTGTATGCTAATAAGGCTAGTTGGGTAGATAACCTTCCTTTCGTTAGAAAGAAATGGGTGGTACACGCTAACCGTATTTTTGTTAATATGGAGGCGGTTATTAATTCGTTGATTGCAAATCCTCCTGGAATAAATATCCTTCCAGCGAGAGACGGAGAGGTGGCACAAGAATTTGCACGTAAGCTAGAGTCGTTTTTCCGAAAGAAATATCAAGACTTGAATTTGAAAGAGACATTTAGGATGGCATTTAGAAACCTTTACTTTGGAAGGTTGTTTGTGATTAAAGCGTTTTGGAATCCGATGATAAATGACTTCGACTTTAGATCGGTTGATCCACGGAATGTTAGGTTTGGTAAATACGCAAAGAATGAGCAGTCGAGTGAGTTTGTTGTAGAGTTGATAGAAGACAATTTGTTTGCTCTTACTGAGCGGTTCCCTAAGAAGAAAGAAGAGTTGATGAAGAAGTATGGGATAAAAAGTGATTCTGATCTTTATATAAAGAACCCCGATGTTAAGTACAAAGAAGCCTGGATTGGTGATTATGTAATTTTTAAACTAGAAGATATAATTTTGGATTGTATTAAAAATCCTTACTGGGATTGGGATGGAGTTCTTGTAACAGAGGAAGAAGAAAAACAACTAGAAGGCGAGAATGGCAAGCCAGGGATTGAGGGAGAGCAGAGGAGAAACCTATTACAAAAGATAAAACTAGAGCAAGACTCAAGGAAGGAAGCTAAAGAAGCGGCGGGATTGCCGGCTGATGCTGATCGAACGATTCCGGAAGGAGAGAAAGAAACTCCGAAGGGACTTAGGCCGTATTTCTTTAATCATTTTGATAGGCCAAGAAAACCATATATCTTTGGTACGGTATTTAATAACGAGAACACCCCGATTGGAAGAA